ATCAGTGTAGGCTTGCTGGTAACCTTGTCCTGTTATACCTGCTAGTCTATCCAGAAGCCCTCTGCCTAATTCTGCTTCTGCAACAGCTTGTCTACCCCCTCCAAATGCACCTGCTCTGCTGTATTGAGATTGCAAGGCTTGTTGCGCCATTTCAGCGTCACGTATGGCTGCATCATATTGAGGTTGAAGCACGCTTTGTAGGTAAGGTGTCATGTACTGTTGTACTACATTGTCACTTGCAGGAGTAAAACTGGGTTGTGCTCCCTCAGTTAACTGAGTAGGAGTAAGAGGAGTGTACCCTGCACCTGAAAACGACCCAGCGGCTGACGCTTGTGGCATTCCTAACGAGGCAAGTCCTTGAAATGCTTGACTTTGTAAGGAAGAAGGTCCGGCTGTTAACGGTCCTTGGTAGGCGGTATACGGCAAATTAGCTAGTGCCGCGCCCCTTCCCAACATCTCTGACACATAAGGGCCAGCGTAGGGAGATAATGAAGTTTCTAATCCTGTTGCTGTTGGTGTTGTCATTTTAGTACCTCAAGCTGGCATCATTTTCATAGGGTCTATTTCCGTACCTTGCTTAGTTGTCCCTGTACGAGCATTACGCACCCTATCCATCATTGACATTAATTGGTTCGCTCCTGCATCTGAGTTGCCATTACCTAAATGACTAACGACATCAGCAGGTATTACAAATTCCCCATCGCTTAACGCGGCGGGTTGTGTTCCATCTATACTAGCAGGTATAAGGTCGGCCATACCGTCTGTAGGTCCACCTAAATAATAGTTATTTAAAGAGCCACCTTGAGCATATTTATTACTGTTAGTAATAAAATTATAAGCATCTGCTATCTCTTTCTCGGTATAGTCTTCATTTTGTGCTGCTAAAAGCGCAGGTGTAGTTTTATCTTGCAGTAATAATTGCACAGCTAAATCTGTTGGGCTTTGTATTGTTGATACTTGTTTTGTAACTTCTTCTAGCGTCATGTCTCCGTTATTAACCAAATCAGCTACTACATCTACAACATCCACATTAAAATTTGTAGCTACGTCACCGATGGTAGCTTTTTTGTCTTTTATAAGATCAACTAAATCATTTCTTTCTGTATCTTGAATTCCATCGGTTGCATCTACTGAACTAAACGTATTCGCAACAGTTTCTCTATTCTGTGCTCCCGTAATAGCTGCTTGTAAATTGTCTGCGCTTAAAGTGGGGAACTTACCTGCTAATTCGGTAGTAGAAAAATCACTGCCCGCTATTTCTAATAAATCAGCATCTGTTAAATTTTTATTTGCGAACTTTGATGCAAACTGAGTAAGTGCGTCAACAGCATTATCGTCAGTGGTAGCAGCAGCGTCATCAGTAGTTGCATTTAATGCTGCACTTAAATTTTGAGCGTTTGCTATGGCTTTAGCCAGAACATCTGGGTCTATGCCCAGAGCTGTGCCTATTTGATTAACGTTGTAAACTTCTTGACCACCTAGATTTAAAAGATCGTCGTTAGTAAGTGTTTTACCGTAGAAAGGAGTTAAAAAAGTATTAAACTTTTGTAAGTCTGTAGGCTCAACTTGAGTTGTAACATCAGCACCAGTACCAGCAACAGCCGCACCAGCAACAGGTGTAACAGCTCCAATCCCTGTATCGACAGCACCCGCACCACCAAACGCACCTTCTGTAGTATCTACATCAGATACAGGGGTATAGGTAAAACCCGGAGGTAAACCTGTAGTTGTCGTAGCAGTAGTATCAGTTTCTACAAGAGAGGGAAGCCCCACGCCTTGCATAGTGCCTGTCCCAGTAAAAAGCTCATCTCCGTAGTCAAAGTAAGACCTGCCCATGCTTCCGGGCCTACGCATAGTGCTAGTTTCTGTGGCGGCTAACGGGTTAATTCTATTACCTTGTGCATCTAATACATTGCTAAACGCATCGTCTTTTAGTGTTCTATTAAATCTGTAATCAGGGATACCGCCTTGGTAACCTACAGGACCACTTCCCCCGCTGTCGTCACTAAGCCCTAGTAAACCCCCTACCAAACCACCTGCAATAGTCTTTGCGTTCTGGTCAATAAAATCTCGGAAGCTGAATTTACCTCCGGTTTTCATTGTTCCACCGTCTTCTTCGGGTATTAAACTCTGAGGGGGATAAGCACTTACTTGAGTCCCAGTATTAAATCTTTTCACGTGTCCACCACCTTTCGCGTAAACTTTAAGGTCTTCCTCGTCTTCATCTTCTGTACTTAAAAAAGGTTGAGCTAAACTTCCTGCCATATCATATAGATAGTCTATATCGACTAGCGGGCCGGGACCACCAGAAATTGTCCCTGTCCCACCGCCACCTGCGGGCATCCCACTGCCACCACTAGCAGCTCCACCACCAGCAGTAGAAGTTTTTACAGGTTCACTAGTTTTAACAGGGGAAATAAGACCTACATCTGTCCCTGCGTTAGTACGTATGATGTCAGCTACTTCTAAGTCCTCGGAAGATAGGTCTCCCGTGTTCAATGCGATACTTCCCGTTTTTATTTTGTCTTTTTCGCTTAGATCACTACCAATATCAACACCCAACGCACCAGTTTTTACGGCATCGCCTTTTGATGTCATATCTCCTGCAATATCAACAGCTTTAACAGTGTCTGCCGATGTTGCACCGCCCGCAGGTGGTGTTGTGGTTGTAGTTTTATCTTTATCATCTCCTGCATTTGCCGCTGCCAATACACTGGCGGCTGAAGTTCCCACTCCACTAGCAGGATCAGCTTTATCATCAGTAAAGGATGCAGCTCCAGCCATTGTACCTAACGTACCTAGACCACCAAGCAATCCCGGTAATCCACCTTCAAAAATGTAACGGGGGTCTGGTATGGAAAGGCCAACTTGTTGTCCTGTGCCGGGTTGAGTACCAAGTATTAACGGTGTAGTTGAGCCACTTTCCCCGTAGTTAATAGTTCCACCAAGACCACCCGTAAGAATAGAGATAGGGTTAAGTAAAGTTTGAGCAACTTCTGGGCCTTGTCCTAGCGTTATAATATCGGAAAACTTTTGACCTCCAGTGGCTATAAGGTCTATAAGTTCTTGACCCGCATCTTGGGTAAAATCACCAGCTTTATCTAAAAGATTCCCTTCTACAACTCGTGGGGATATTACTTCTCTGCCTTGATCTTTATTAAAACTTTCTATTTCATCTCTCGTAATCCCTAAAGTTTCAACTTCTTTACGAGCATCAGTAACAGCCTGTTGTTTTTGTTCTGTAGTTAGTCCTGAAGCGCCTTTATCAAAAGCTCTGGCATCAGCTATAGCGTTACTTAAATTATTTAATGCTTTTTTAACTGCGCCTTTTCTAATATTGTATTGTTCTTTTTCAGTTGGAACAGTAGCTTGCCCCGGACTAACATACGAGCCACCACCCCCAGTCATACCACTAGACCCTGCACCTAAACCGCCTACAGTGAGCGACCCAAACCCTGCACCTTGAGCACCTAACCCTCCGCGTGGCGCAAAACTTGTACTCGTACCCGCAAAATTAGACACAGGGATAAAATTCCCCGGACTAACTTGGATCATAGAGTTTGCGCCTAATTTTCGTGCAGTACCCATATCCTACCTACGGTAAAGTTTCTGGAAGTGCTGAAATCAAAAATGCACTCACAATCGCTGATGGCACTACAGGTCTTGGGCTTGAAGCGGCCTGATGGTTAAGGCTTACGTCTGTATCACTAGTTGCCCACATAATCTCTATGTA